CAGCTTTGCCCGGTAGGTGTCGCGGATTGCCCTGTAGTCGTCGGCTGTCCACTTGGGCAGCGGGTGCGGGCCTTCCAGCCACTCCACTGCATCCAATCCGATCCGATTCACCAATCCAATCCGATACAGCACCGCGTTGCCAGAAAGGTGCGTATTGCATGGGGCGCATTGGCGATGCACGTTGCTTTCTGTGTAGCGAAGCTCTGGCCGTGCCCCGGTGCTCAGGTAGTGCCCAGCGTGCCACTGGCCTTGATGGTGGCGTCCGCATGAGATACACGGCAGGCCATCGTCCCGCGCCCTCACCCATGCGTTAAACGCTGTCTGCGCTTCCCTGGCCCATTCGGCGCGGCTCTTGATGGCCTCCTTGCGCTTGCGGGTGCTTTCCCGCTCTGCCTTCTTCGCCTGGCGAACGCGTGCCATGGCGCAGGCCGGACGGCACACAAGCTGCCCCATGCGATCGGGCACGAACACCCGCTCGCAGACTTCGCAGGTCTTGGCCTTGGGGTGTTTGTAGGTCAGCATGCGTACTCCCGATACCGCACATCCACATCGCGGGCAACGGCGGTTGCGTGCAAGAACTCGATGAACTCGCTCATTTCCCGAACGCTGAATTTGCTTGTCCTGCTACCCAGCATCACCATGCCGCCATCCATGCCCATCGCCACGCGGACGGACTCGCGCTTGTATGCCGCACTCAGCACGTCTTTCCATTCGTCGGGTGTCATCCAAACCATGGCCCCGTTCACCGGCCATTGCAATTGATCGGCAAAGGCTTGCAGGATGGGCCACATGGCCGCGTTTTGATCCAGGCTGCGGGTAGGCTCTGACACCGTGACGCAGTAGCCATCCGGGGCCGTTTGCACGGTTTCCACGGCAAGGCGGCGGGCCTGGGCGTGCACTAACTTGAACACGCGCTTGTTGCTCACTCCGAAGCCTCCATGCCAACATTGCCGCAGCCGTGCCAGCCTTCTGGATTCTTGGCGACTGACGCAGTGGCTCCCAGCTTCTTGCGCTCCAGCTCGATCAGCAAGTCAATGAAGTGCCGTGCCTTCTCCAGATCAGCAATTCCGTTCTTTACCCTCCAGCGCGAGACGTACTTGATGACGCTTCCCTCGGCGAACGGGATGCCGTTTGCGTGAATGAACTCGATTGGCTGGATTGCCATGTTGCGGTAGTGATTTCCACCGCACTGCTGCTCTAGCGCGCTGGCTACCGTGATTTCGGGAAATTGCTGATTCATTTCACCTCCCACGCTTGCGCGGTGCGGGCAAGGATGCTGTTTGCTGTGCCTTCATGTGTTCCTTCAGCTCCTGCGCGATTCCCTTCCACATCCCCGTTTCGCATCTGTCCAACTCCAATGCCCTGTGCCATGCGTACTCCTTTGTTCCGGTTGCGCCCGCCATCTGGATCAGGTGGGCTAGCGTGTTGTCGTAAACTGTCATTGCTCACTCTTCGCCCCACTCTGGCAGTCTGTTCATCGGCTGGTCGTGGTACTGTCCGGTGATCCGGTCATAGCGCAGCGTTGCCATGCCGACTTGCCCTACGGACTTTTTGCGGACCTTCTGCACATGCACCTCAACGGCGCTTGTATTCGCGGCTGTGTTGCGCCATACCGCGATACAGTTGTCTGCCTTGTTGCGCCAGTGGGCTGACCCGGCCACGTCATAGGGCGTCGGCACTGGGTAGGAGCCGTCTGGTTCCTTCTGCAGCTTGGTGGGGTGGGCCACGATCCACAGGTGAACACCGTGGGCACGGGCGAAGGCGCGCAGCTTGGACAGGCTCTGGCTGATGTATTCGGTTTCGCTAAGGCCGCCCGTGCGGGTGTGATCGATTTCGTTCCATGGGTCCAAAACCACGCCACGGATGCCCCGGCGCTTAACGATGCACTTCAGGCGCTCAATCAAGCCCTCCACCGTGGGTAGCTCTGGCATGAGGAAAACAAAGTGATCGTCCAAAAAACCGATGGCGATCTCTTTCTCATCAGGCGTCATCCGGTCTGACGGGCCTGACCCGAACGGCTTGCCGATGTACTTTTCTGCCAGCTTGGACAGGTGGTACTCGGTGGGCTGGTTCTCGGGCGAGAAAATGGCGAAGCACCATCCATGGTCCTGCGCCAGCCTCACCATCAGCGCATCAAGCCATTCGGATTTGCCGTGGCCTGGGATGCCGGTAACGAGCGTCCATTCACCAGCCATGACCGTGTAAAGCGGATTCACGCTTTCCCATGGGGTAGATAAGCCGGTAGGCATCCCGTAGCGGTACAGCCGGTCCATGCTCTCCGCGTACTCGCTGACGGCGTGCTCACCTTCCACCGGCACCCACTGCGCGGCCTCGATGCACTGGCGCAGAGTCTCGGGGCCGTGGGCCTTGAGAACATCATTGGCGTCCTTGCATCCTTCAGGCCACCGCGCCACCTTGCAGGTATCCCGGCCCAGGCGGCGCAAGAGTTCTTCCTCCAGCCTCGCACCTGGCTCGTCGTTGTCCACAGCGATGATGTGGAACTTGGCCCGCTCCAACTCTGGCGCGTCCATGAAATCGAACTTGCTGTCGTAGTTCTTCGTGTTGGGGGTCGGGGCGCCGTCCGGCACGCTCACGCAGGATGGGAAACCAGCGACTTCTATAGACAGCTTGTCCATCTCGCCTTCCACCCAGATCAGAGTTTCGGCAATGTCGTTCAGTCCGTACAGCACCCGCTCTGCCCCCGCCTCCATGCGGAAATGCTTGTCCTTCGTGCGGTATTTGACGTTAATGACTTCATCGCCGCGCAGGTACGGAAAAGTTACTGCGCTTGCACGGTCTTCCAACTGCGGGAAGTAGGCAGAGCACACGCCGACGCAGTTGCGTTTGAGCACTTCACGCGTGATTCCACGGGCGGCAAACCACAGGTACGCCTGTTCGGTGGGCGTGATTTCCTCCGGGCGGTACTGCGGCTTGCGGAAGGCCTTGACGATGACAGGGCGGGTTTGCTCCCCCGTACCCAGGCCACCAGACCACCCGCAGTGGTGGCATGTCCAAACACCCTTGTCGATGTTGACCGACAGGCAGCGGGCACGCTTGTTTTTGCGAGAGTCCGAGCACTGCGGGCAGGTCGTGTCTTCTTCGCCGGATGTGTGGCGAACCTCGATGCCGAATTCGGCAAACGTCTTGGCGGTCATAGCACCAGCCCCCGCACGCGCTGCGGTTGTTCAGCGTTGGTGTCGTCCATCCACCGGCCCTGGTTCAGCCATGTCGCCGGGTTCGGGATGAACTGGCCGCCGTCCTTGGTCCACTTCTCGGACTTGGCCTGCGCCGTGATGGCAGAGAGCATCAGCGCCAGCAGATCATCGTCCACCTTGCGCTTGTCGAATGCAGACCGTGCAGCGTCTTTGCCGACCCGGTTGGGGTATGCCCGCCAGAACGCATCGAACCGCACATCGGCCCCCTTGGGGGCTTTGGGGGTATTGGTTATTGGCTTATGGCTAGTGGCTAGGGTTAGGTTTGGGTTCTTTTCAGAAACCGTCTGGGTTATTTCTGGGTTTCCATCAGAAACCGTCTGGGTTTCTTTTTTCGGCCTACCGCCAAGCCTTCCAACTTCCCGGTTGGTTTCTGTTTTTTGCTGCATCGTTGCGATTTCAGAATCGCATCTGGTTTGCGTGTAGGCCCCATCAACCACAGTGAAGAACTCGCACGTCACAACCTCCAATGCTGCTTTCTCTTCTTTGGTGCGGGCGCTGATAAGGCGTGCGGCCTGGTCAACAGGGATTGCACATTCGCGTGTGTAGTACACGTCTAGCAGGCGCATGTAAACGCCATGCTCCAGCAAGCTCAGGTGGCTCGCGTCCTTCATGTAGTCACCGATGTGGCGCTTGTAGTAGTTCATTGGCGTCCTAGAAGGGGCAAGAATGGTCTGCTGGCACCCATGCAACAACGAACTGCCCACGCTTTCTGCTAGAGGACGCATAAGCCCAGCAAGCAATAGCGTTTACGTCTTCACGAGATATGGGGAAGGGCTGCTGGTCGCTCCAATCAGCACCGACGATGAATTGCTCGTCATGGGCGGCAGCGGTCAGCAAAGATGCGGCTGAATAGGCGTGATTGCCTGGCAGCCCAGGAACGTTTTTTAGAATCAGCAGCGGCTCGCCTTGGTCTTCTGCGTGTGTGAACTCGACCGTAATACCG